ATCCGATCTTAAAGGGTCATGACCCATTTGACCCATTAAACGCGATGACCGACACCCTGCACCCATGACCCATTTGACCCATTGACCATGCGCCCAGGGAGCACGGCTGACGGCTGACGGCTGACGGCTGACGGCTGACGGCTGACGGCTGACGGCTGACGGCTGACGGCTGACGGATCGGGGCCGCGTGGCGAGAGCCCCCGGTGGGGGCCGGCGACCGGGCCGGTCAAAAACGGAGGGGTTGCACAAATTTTTTTGCAAAATGCTATAATTATTTGCAACACTATTTGCAGCACACCATCTGGCCATGACCTTCCAATCCTTGCCGCTCACCGCGCGCAAACTAGAGGCGACCGAGGCGCGCTTGCAGCGCATCTATGAGGCTGCCAAGTTAGGTCTAAAAGGTGACTCGTTGGCGTTGAAGGCCGGCATGTTGCCAACCGAGTATCGGCGTCTGTGCGAGATGGACCCTATTGCCGAGATGGCCGAACAAAAAGGGCGCGCTGACGCAGAAGGAGCGCTTGCGGCTGTTATGATGGACGCCGCGCTTTCCGGCGACACCAAAGCGGCGCTGGAGATCCTTCGTCACAGACACGATTGGGTAGCTAAGCAACAAGTGCAGATCGACGTGGCGCAGCAGATCAGCGTAATATCGGCGCTTGAGAAAGCAGAGCAGCGCGTCATCGACGTGCAGGTAACAGAGCGACTGGAGCCAACACTTGCAGCAGCCGATCTACAACGCGTCTGACGAAATGCTCTTGATGACGCGGCTCTGGCAGCCGCGCATCAAAGACGACCCGGAAGCGTTTGTAAACTTTGCGTTCCCGTGGGGGCAGCACGGCACGCCACTAGCCAACTACAAAGGCCCGCGCAAGTGGCAGCGTCAGGTGCTGCGGAAGATTACGCAGCACATCAAAGACAACGGCGGCAAAGTTGACTACAACGTCTTCCGGCTGGCGGTCGCATCCGGCCGGGGAATCGGTAAGTCTGCGCTAGTCAGTTGGCTTGTGCTGTGGATGCTCTCCACGCGCATAGGCTCGACGACGATCGTGTCGGCTAACAGTGAGGCGCAGCTCCGCAGTATCACTTGGTCAGAGATCACCAAGTGGCTGGCGATGATGATCAACAGCCATTGGTTTGAGATCAGCGCAACCAAGGTCGCGCCGGCCAAGTGGCTGGCGGAGATTGTCGAGCGGGACTTGAAGAAAGGCACGCGCTTCTGGTCGATTGAAGGACGCCTGTGGTCGGAAGAGAACCCGGACGCTTACGCCGGTCTGCACAACCTGGACGGCGTGTGTTTGATCTTCGATGAGGCGTCAGGTATTCCAGACTCGATCTGGCAAGTGGCCGCCGGCTTCTTCACAGAAAACACGCCGCACAGGTTTTGGTTTGCTTTCTCCAATCCGCGCCGCAACCAAGGCTACTTCTTCGAATGCTTCAACTCTAAGCGCGACTTTTGGTCAACAGAGAACATCGACGCCCGCGACGTCGAGGACACCGACAAGCAGGTCTACGAACAGATCATCGCGGAGTACGGCGAAGACTCGATACAGGCCAAGGTCGAGGTGTACGGCGAATTTCCCAGCGCGGGCGACGACCAGTTCATCGGACCCGCGCTGGTCGATCAGGCGTTTGGCCGACCCAAGCACAAAGACGAGACAGCGCCAATTGTGATCGGCATCGACCCAGCCAGGTCGGGCGGTGATTCAACGGTCATCGCGGTGCGCCAAGGGCGTGACATCATCGCAATCAAGCGGTACCGGGGTGATGATACGATGACGACTGTGGGGCACGTCATCGACGCGATCGAGGAATACAAACCGACGCTGACGGTGATTGACGAGGGTGGGCTGGGGTACGGCATACTTGACCGGCTGGTTGAACAGCGGTATAAGGTGCGTGGGGTCAACTTTGGCTGGAAAGCCAAGAACCAAGTGATGTGGGGTAACAAGCGCGCTGAGCTGTGGGGTGCGCTGCGGGACTGGTTAAAAACCGCGTCGATCGCGCCAGACAGGCAACTGAAGGCGGATCTGACCGGGCCTAAGACCAAACCCGACTCAAGCGGTACGATCTTCTTGGAGAGCAAGAAGGATATGAAAGCCAGGGGTCTAGCTTCTCCTGACGCCGCCGATGCGATCGCGGTGACGTTCGCATTTCCAGTCGCCTCCCGCGAGCCCCGCGCAGCCATGCCCCGTCGCCACTACAGCGACCGCACCGCAGGCGCAACCGGCTGGATGGGCGCATGACCAAGAAGTCTGTCAGCCTGTCAGTGGGACGCGGCGAGAAGCTGCCGACCAAACAAGGCGCTGGGCTGACCGCCAAGGGGCGTGAGAAATACAATCGCGCGACCGGCAGCAACCTTAAAGCGCCTGCGCCCAATCCCAAGACAGAAGCAGACAAGGGGCGTAAAGCGTCATTTTGCGCGCGTATGGCACCCATCGCAGCTAAAGCTGGCGAAGGCAGCCGTGCTAAGGCGTCAATGAAACGATGGAAGTGCTGATATGAAGCCAGGACTGTACGCAAACATCAACGCCAAACGCGAGCGCATCAAAGCCGGATCTGGCGAGAAGATGCGCAAACCCGGCGCACCGGGCGCACCCACCGCCAAGGCGTTCAAAGAAAGCGCCAAAACGGCCAAGAAGAGGTAAGTGTGGCCGACAACACGTTTACGCCAGAAGGGATACGCAATCAAATGGTGCGTATCATTTATGGCTCGCGTGGCGGCATACCTGAAGTAACGCGCGACGTTAGCACTATGCCTCCTGATGCAGCAGGCACGGCAGGCGCGTACGCGCATCGTCTTGGGCCTTTTGGTCGTATTTTTGTTGCGCCTCAAGCTGGCGCAGCAACTCAGGCTCACGAACTTACGCACGCTACAAATTGGGACTTGGCAAAGCTTTATTACGCCGCGCTAGACAAAAAAACGCCTGAAGCACGTCAGTTTACAGATGCGTTTAAAAAAATGGCCGGTGGCGGTCAAACAACTATATTGGCCAACAAATTAGCGCCTGATTGGATGGCTAAAGAAGATCCCTATCGCACTAGCACTAACGAGTTGACGTCGTTTGCGGTTGGTAACACAATGGGCGGCAGTCATGGCCGTGTAGAACCTTGGCGCGGCGGCCTGCACGTTGATCCTACTCTGACAACTGAATATTCAATTTTGATGGACTTGGCAGAAAAGTACGTTGCTGCCGAGGCTAAAAAAAGGTAGCCATGCCACTCGTCAAGTCACCCAGCAAAGCCGCCTTCCGCAAGAACGTAGCGGCTGAAGTCAAGGCCGGAAAGCCCGTAAAACAGGCTTTGGCGGTCGCGTACTCCACCAAACGGCAAGCCGCCAAGAAGAAATAATGGCCTACGACCCGACAGGCATCATTGGCGCGGCAGAAGTCTCGGATGTAGGCGGCGCGCCGGACAAGGACACTGCGCATAAGCTGTCGCAGATGCGCAGTCGCTTCAAGATGGCGATTGCGGCCTACAGCGACACGCGAGAAGATCAGTTGGACGATCTGCGGTTTATGGCAGGCTCGTCCGACAACCACTATCAGTGGCCGGCGGATGTGCTGTCTGTGCGGGGGTCGGTGCAAGGCCAGACCATCAACGCGCGCCCGTGTTTGACGATCAACAAGCTGCCGCAGCACGTGCGGCAGGTGACCAACGAGCAGCGGCAGAACAGGCCGTCGCCTAACGTCATCCCGGTCGACGACGACGCGGACATCGAAGTTGCGGAAATCTTTGACGGCATGATCCGTCATATCGAGTACATGTCGGACGCGGACGTGGCGTACGACACCGCCTGCGACAACCAAGTGACGTACGGCGAAGGCTACATTCGGATTTTGACCGAATATTGCGACGAGACGAGCTTTGATCAGGACATTAAGATCGGTCGGATTCGCAACAGCTTTTCGGTCTACATGGACCCGACGATCCAAGACCCGTGCGGTGCGGATGCCGAGTGGTGCTTTATCACCGAAGACATCCTGAAAGCCGATTACGAGCGGTTGTACCCCAACGCCATGCCGGTCAGCTCGATCATGGTGCAAGGTGTGGGCGACCAAGCGCTGTCGCAGTGGCTGTCTGAGACGACAGTGCGGATTGCAGAGTATTTCTACTGCGATTACAAGGCAGAAACGCTCAATTTGTACCCTGACGGCACGACAACCTACCAAGGCACGCCACAGGACAAGATGCTGCGTCAAATGGGTTTAAAACCGACCCGTCAGCGCAAATTGCAGGCTAAACGCATCAAATGGTGCAAAACCAACGGCTACGAAATCATCGAAGAGCGTGAGTGGGCGGGTGCGTACATCCCCGTCATCCGCGTGATCGGTAACGAGTGGTCGATTGAAGGCCAACTTGAGATTTCTGGGCTGGTCAGGAACGCCAAAGACGCCCAGCGGATGTACAACTACTGGGTAAGCCAGGAAGCTGAGATGCTGGCGCTTGCGCCCAAAGCACCGTTTATTGGCTACGGCGGTCAGTTTGAGGGTTACGAAGAGAAGTGGAAGACTGCCAACACGCAGAACTACCCCTATCTTGAGGTCAACCCTGATGTGACCGACGGAGCAGGCAATATCCTGCCGTTGCCGCAACGGGCGCAGCCTCCGATGGCCCAAACAGGCTTGATTCAGGCCAAAATGGGGGCTTCTGAGGACATCAAAGCGGCGACTGGGCAGTACAACGCCAGCCTCGGAATGACGTCAAATGAGCGGTCTGGAAGGGCTATTTTGGCCCGTCAGCGCGAGGGCGACGTCGGTACGTACCACTACGTCGACAATCTGGCGCGGGCGATCCGTCACGTCGGGCGGCAACTGGTCGATCTAATCCCCAAAATTTACGACACGCAGCGTATCGCGCGTGTGATCGGGGTGGATGGCGAGTCGAAGATGGTGCGGCTCGACCCGAACCAGCCAGAGCCCGTGCGAAAGATGGTAAACGAGCAAGGCGTGGTGGTTGCGAAGATCTACAACCCTGGCGTTGGCAAGTACGACGTCAAGGTCACCACCGGCCCGAGCTACCTGACCAAGCGTCAGGAGTCGATGGACGCGATGAGCCAGATTCTGCAAGGCAATCCGAACCTGTGGGCGGCGGCTGGCGATCTGTTTGTCAAAAACATGGATTGGCCAGGCGCACAAGAGATGGCGCAGCGCTTAAAGAAGATGATCGATCCGAAGCTGCTGCAAGAAGACGACGATCCTGCGCTGCAAGCGGCCAATCAGCAGATCCAAGCAATGCAGCAGCAGATGGAGCAGATGTACAACATGCTCCAGAACGTCGGCAAGTCGATGGAAGCGCAGAAATTGCGCATTGACGAGTAC